CGCTGGCTTCATCATCGGCGATGCCGGTGACAATGCCGTGTCCAGCCTGAAGTACCGCGTGACTGCAACCCACGGTGCAGGCGTGACCGCAAAGGACAATCTCGGCGCTGACTCCAGCCCGGTCGTTGCCATTGCGGCAGGTAGCAAGACCAAGGACACCGCTGCCTACACCCCGTTCCGCAACGTGTTCTACGGTGCGTCCACTGGCAAGCCTGCTCTGGACAGCACGGCTATCCGCGCACTGGGCAAGACCGGCAAGGCTTACGCCGCCGGTACGCTGACCATCAACGTCCCCGTCGGTGCGCAGCGTGTGGCGATCGCCTGCATTGCGACGGCCAAGGGTGTCACCAAGGTCATCAACGAAACCGCGATGAACGCGGATGTCACCAGCACCTTCACCAAGTCTACCGTGTCCGTCGAGGGCGCAAATGGCTATGCGGCGAAGGATTACAACGTCTGGGTCTTTGAGCCTGCTGTTGCCTATGGCAATGCCGCAGTCCTCAAGGTTACGCTGGGCTGAGAGGGGAGGAACTGAACATGGCTGTGAACAATACCGCAAAGGCATACTCCAACATGGAGTTCCCCCTGAGCATGAAACGTCAGGATGCTTTTGCTCTTGACCCGACCTGCGTCTGGCCTTCTCTGGCGGAGGCGCAGAACTATGCAAAGACGAACCCGACCGCATACATTGGTCAGGTTCTCTCCGTGGTCGCAGATGGCGTTGCTACGGCATACACCATCAAGAACGCTGCTGGCGATCTCGCCCCTCTGGGCGCTGCCGCAGTTGATATTGCGACCGATTCCGAAGTGAGCGTGATGCTGAGTGAAGTATTTCCCACCGATAACACCTGATAACGATATGGAGGAACGAACGATATGGCATACAATGAGGAAAAGCTGGCCCGCCTGAAGCACCTGAAGCAGCTCGCACAGAAAGCTAAGGCTGAGAGCGACGCTGTTGCTACTCGTGTTAAGGCTCTGGAAGATGCTGGCGCACAGGCCAACGTGCTGGAGACCATTAAGGTCAACGGCGTGGTGCAGAGCATCGAGGATAAGGCTGTGGACATCAAGGTTCCCGGCTACACTGTGGAGAAGTCTGAGAAGTCCGGCGACTATGCTGCTGTCTACCAGCTCATGAAGGATGGCGTTGCCGTTGGCGCGGCTATCAACATTCCGAAGGATATGGTGGTTAAGTCTGGCTCTGTTGTGACCAACCCCACCGGCCAGCCCAAAGGCACTTATATCAAGCTGGTTCTGGCAAATGCCACCAACGACACCCTGTACATTGATGTCGGCGGCCTGATCGAGTACGTTACCTCCGGCTCTGCTGCGGGTGATATGGTTGTCATCGCCATTGATGAGCAGACTCATAAGGTCACCGCATCTATCACCGACGGCGCAATCACTAAGGCAAAGCTGGAGACCGAGGTACAGACCGCCCTGAACAAGGCCCATGAGCACGCCAACAAGGCACTGCTGGACACCTACGACCAGACCAACGCCAACATCAAGGATGCCGTCGGCAAGAAGCACTCTCACGCCAATGCGGCCGAGCTGGACAAGATCGCTACCGGCGATAAGGCAAAGTGGGACGCCACCTCCACCAAGGTTGAAGGCATTGCTGAGGGTGCTACCAAGGTCGAGGCCAGCACCACCGAAGGCAATATTAAGATCAATGGCGTGGAGACCGCGGTCGTTACCATCGCCACCGACACTGAGGTCACTGAGATGCTGACCGAGGTCTTTGGCGCAACCGCCTGATAACCCATAAGTAAGAATGCAGCGGCAGGGGAATGGACTCCTGCCGCTGTTATTTTTGGAAAGGAAAGCGAACATGAGCGACAAACTCAACACGCTTGAAGCGCTTAGGCTTGCTTCTCTGAAGGCAAAGGGTTACACGGCAGAACAGATTGCAGCGTTGTCTTCTGCGATGGAAGACATCATCAAGGACATCAACGATTCACTGAAGACCTGCGAAGATCATGTACAGTCGGCTCATGCTCCTGCCAATGCGGAAGAAAACGTCATCGTTAGCATCCAGAGGAATGGGCAGGCTATCCCTCCCGACAACAAAGTCGTGAACATCGAGGTTCCGACCAAGACCTCTGCGCTGGAGAACGACTCCGGCTATGCCACGACGGAAGATGTTGTGGAAAAGGTCAACGGGGCTGGGCATCTGAAAGCCGTCCCTGTCGATGCTCTCCCTGCGCCCAGCGAGGCCAACGCTGACACCATTTATTTCCTTCGTAAGAACAACAGTGAAGCTGGGAAGCAGTACAGAGCGTACAAGCTCATCCACGGCATCTTTGAGATCGTCGGCTCTGCCGAGGTGGACCTCACCAGCTATGCTACACGGGAAAGTGTGGCAAAGGCGGATGATGGCCTCATCAAGGGCATTTACAACAACATGACCGCAAGCAGCGAGAAATATCTGGGCAGTGGGAACCTGCTGCTGTTCTGGACGCTTCTGAAAAGCCTGCTCAATGGCCATGAATCCAGCATCAACGACCTGCTGGCCCGCGTGAAGTTGCTGGAGCTGATTCTGAGCGCTGATGTTACCGGCAATCCATACTATGTCACCTTCAACACCCTGACGGATGTTGTGGTATCCTCTGGCATCTGGAACAAGTCGGATGGACGTATTGAATTTTAACAGGAAGGAGGAAGCGCAATGCACATACCTGAAGATGAGGCCGAGCGTCGGCGCTTGAATGAGCGTGGCCGTGAAATCCTCCGGCGGAAGAACGGCGCTGTGCGTCCGCATCGTGAGGATGGCTATGTGAACCTCCTGAACAAGTACGGAACCAAGCAGGACAACTCCGAGGCGTACAAGTTTGAACGGGAGCCGGTCATCCCTGATATGCAGCTCACCGGGCTGTATGAGGGCAACGGCCTGTTCTCCAAAATCATTGATGCGCCTGCCGAGGAAGCGCTGAAACATGGTTTCGACCTGAACCTGAAAAGCGATGAGCTGAACGCCTTTGTGGAAGACGCTTTGGACGATCTCGAATGGGAGGAGAAAGCCGCCACCGCAATCAAGTGGGCGCGGCTCTACGGCGGTGCTCTTATCGTCATGCTGATCGACGATGGGCGCGGGCTGGAGGAGCCTGTTGACTGGGAACATATCCGCAGCATTGATGAGCTGCGCGTCTATGAGCGCTCCATCGTGCAGCCTGACTACGCCAGCCTGTACCAGCAGGACTACGGCGGGAAGGGCGTTGGGAACCGGGTGTCCAAGTTCGGACAGCCGGAATATTACTATGTTTCCAGCATCTACGGTTCCTTCAAGGTCCATGAGAGCCGATGTCTGGTGTTCCGCAACGGCGTTCTGCCGGAGCAGACCTCCAATGCAACCTACCTGTTCTGGGGTATGCCTGAATACGTCCGCATTCGCCGGGCGTTGCGGGAAACCGTAACAGCCCACACCGACAGCGTGAAGCTGCTGGAGCGGAGCGTGCAGGCTATCTACAGCATGAAGGGTCTTGCTTCTCTGCTGACCACGGATGACGGCGAGAACCAAGTGCTGAAGCGCCTACAGCTTGTAGACACTTCCCGTGGTCTGCTGAACAGCATCGCCATTGACTCCGAGGGAGAGCAGTACGACTTCAAGACGTTCCAGTTTTCCGGTGTCAAGGATGTCATCGACGCAACCTGCAATATGCTGTCCGCGCTGACGAACATCCCCCAGACGATTCTGTTTGGCCGTTCACCGGCCGGCATGAACGCCACCGGCGACAGTGACTTCGAGAGCTATTACAACTTTGTGGAGAAGATTCAGCGCTTGATGCTGAAGCGTAACCTCCGCACACTGCTGGACGTTGTGCTCCGGGCGGGCATCGCTTCAGGCGATGTGGCCGAGGAACCCGACTACAAACTGGAGTTCAAGCCCCTGTGGAGCCTGAGCGACACAGAGCAGGCCGCAGTTGACCAGACCAAGGCTCAGACCGCTCTGGTCAAGGCCCAGACTGCGCAGGCATACGTCGATATGCAGGCGCTCGACCCCACCGAGGTGCGCCGCCGCCTTGCGTCCGATGAGGAGTTTGATGTCGAAGACATCATCTCCGAGGATGACGAGGATGATCTGTTGCAGTCGCTGCTGGGTACTGAGCCGAGCGCCATGAGCGACGTGGAAGCCGCCCAGAAGAACATTGAGCAGGGGCAGGCTCCGGGCGGCGAGGAACAGAGCGCTACCGTAGCACCTACGGCCACTCCGCCGACCACCAATGCCGATGCCACCGACACTGACTATGGTGTCGGCGTTCTTGTTGTGCAGGATGGCCGGTTTCTCTGCGGCACTCGCCTGAAGGGCGGCTCTGTTGGTGGACCGGGTGGGCATATCGAGGCGGGGGAGTCCCCGGAAGATGCAGCCATCCGCGAAACACAGGAGGAGTTCGGCATCACGCCGAAAGACCTCATGCCGGTAGCCTTCCTGAGTGACCTGAAACCGCCGTACTGCCCGTCCCATGTGTTTCTCTGCACGGATTTTGACGGCAGCATCCGGTGCGCTGATGGCGAGATGACCTCTCCGGGGTTCATCACCGCCGAAAAGGTGGCCGAGCTGTCCACTCAGAATCCGGAACGTCTGTTCCCACCGTTTGCCCAGAGCATCACCGCGCTGCTCGACGCTTTATCGTCAAATCCCGGTTTGACATCGGATGCACAAAATGCTAAGATGAAAGATAGGATGGACTTCAACGAAGCCGACCACCCACGGGATGAAAACGGGCAGTTCGCAGAGGGCGAGGGTAGCAGCTCTGGCTCCACCGAAAGCGGGCCTGCGGTATCTCCCGAAGGCGAAAACGTCCCCTGCACTGGGTTTGCCTCTCCTGCAAGGCTTGAAGATCATGCCACCCGCCACGGGTTGGCTGAGATGGGCTTTGCGACGAAAGAGGAATACCAGCAGAAGGGCATCGACTTTCTGAAGCAGCCTTGTGGCGGTGATGTTATTGGTTATGCTCGGCCTGATGGCGTAGTTGTTCGGTTCAACACCAAAACGACAGAGTACGCAACCGGTGTTCCCGGTGGGCCGCTTAAAACCTACATGAAAGCCAAGTGCAACCGAAAGACTGGCGAGGCACGGCCCGAAGTCGCCATGAAGTATTACGAGTTCAACAGGGAAAAGGACCTGAAGGAGGTAGACGATGAGCAAGGCAGTTAAATGCCCGGTATGCGGGCAGACCGAACTTGTCGATGACGGCGATGTCTGCGATGTCTGCAAGTGGTTCCATGACCGCTATCAGGAGGAGTTTCCTGATGAGGAGGACTGCGAGAACCACATGAGCCTGAACCAAGCCCGCGAGGCGTGGGCAGCAGGAAAGCAGGTGGAGTGAGCATGGATAACTTCAGAGTCATCTACCGCATTCTGCGGTATCTGGAAAAGGCGCTGGATTACGATGAGCCTAATATGGACTGCATCTCTGCAAAGGCGCTGAAGCTCTCTGACCAGCGCTGGGTAGCGCTGATGGAGATGCTTTCCAAGGAGGGCTACATCGACGGCTTTTCTGTGCAGAGAACCGTGGATGGCAGCATCCTTATCTCCAGCTCTACGCCGCGTATCACACTGAAGGGGCTGGAGTACCTGCAAGAAAACTCCCTGATGAAAAAAGCTGCCGAGCTTGCGAAAGGCGTAGCCGACATCATCACCTGAGAACCGAATAACGTACAGCAAAGAGCGATGGGAAACCACCGCTCTTTTTCTTTGCCCGAATTTCCCATCTCAAAACGGAACGGAGATAGATTATGGACAAGGTTACGATTTTTAAGTACGAAGAAAACAAGCCGGTGCGAATCATGAACATCAACGGTGAGCCGTGGTTTGTCCTGAAGGACGTGTGCGAGGTGCTGGGAATGGATTCTACCCAGTTGAAAAAAGTAGCCGACCGTCTGGAAGAGGACGAAAAGGGGCGTACTCAGATTACGACCCCCGGCGGAGCACAGGAGAGTTGGATTATCAGCGAGTCCGGCCTGTACAACGTCATCCTGCGCAGCGATAAGCCAGAGGCCAAACCCTTCCGCAAGTGGGTCACGGCCGTGGTGCTGCCCAGCATCCGCAAGAATGGCGGCTACATTGCTGGGCAGGAGGAGCTTTCCCCGCAGGAGCTTATGGCAAAAGCCCTGCTGGTCGCGCAGAAGACCCTGACTGACCGCGATGCCCGCATCAAGGAGCTGACGGCGCAGAACCAGATCATGCAGCCAAAGGCTGAGTATTTTGATGAGCTGGTGGCTCGGAACCTGCTGACCAACTTCCGCGAAACTGCCAAGGAACTGGGTATCAAGGAGAAGTACTTCGTAGTCTGGCTGTTGGAACACAAGTACATCTACCGCGACCAGAAGAACAAGCTGATGCCGTATGCGGCAAAGAACAACGGCCTGTTCGAGGTGAAGGAACGCACGGGCCGGCACAACGACTGGGCCGGGACTCAGACGCTCATCACCCCGAAGGGCCGTGAAACCTTCCGCCTGCTGTGTAAGGAACCGCCTGTTTTACCGCAGTTCACCGCATTGTAAACCAACATCAAGGCGATTGTAAACCGGAAAAGAACCGCTTTTCCACCGCAATCACCGAAATGGTCGGAAAACGCAAAGCACGAAATTGGCTGTTTTTGGAATATATCCACCTGTTTTTGGATAAATATTCAAAAATGGCCGAAAACAGGCCAAAATCCGCAGGAACGTCCACCGGACAATCCGGCGGAGCGTCCGACTATAACCGTACCTTACCCAACCAAACCGTAACCTGTTGTCAAATTTTCACTTCGTTCAAATTTGCCAACGGTGCGGGCGCGGGGCCGAGCATCAGGCAGGGGCTTTTTGCAACTGCCGCAAATAAAGCCATACACCGGCTTTCAACCCTCTGACACAAAATTATCCCACAAGCACATTTGGGACGTTTCCCGGCACTCATCAGAAGTTCTCAGAGGGCATTAAGCCATAATCTCAACTGCGGCGGTGCAAATCGCCGCTTTTTTGCTGTTCAGAACCAGAAAAGGAGGCGAAAACAGTGAATGATACCGTCCACGGACACATGGTACAAGACCTGCTCCGCCACCGCTTCGGCAGTCACGATAACCTGATATGCAAATATTCATCCAAGTACCCTGTGCAGGCGGAACGCGAGTTCCAGCGGCTCACCAATGCCTACATCCGTATCTTGAACGAACTGCTGAAGGAGTATCTGCCGGAAATCAGGGACGCGGCCCGCGCAGAGCGTGAAGCTGGTCAGCGCCATGATGACGCTTCAGACCTGATTGCAAAGGTCAAAACGGTTTTCTCCAAGATGACCGTGGAGCTGGAGCGGCGCACCTCTATGTTTGGCCTGCGCAGCAAGATCGAGTCTATGGCAAAGCTCACGCGGAAGTTGAGCATCCGTGAGTGGAAGAAAGCCGTCAAGTCCACGCTGGGCATCGACCTGATGGATGACTACTACACCGGCGAGCTGTACAGAACGATGATGGAACGCTGGGTCGAGGACAACGTGGCGCTCATCAAGACCGTCCCGCAGGAAAGTCTGGGGCGTATGCGCCAGATCGTGCTGGAGGGCTATCGGAACGGCGAAACCACGACGGCCATCGTCAAGCAGATTCAGCGGACGTACAGCGTAGACCGGCGACACGCCCAACTGCTTGCCCGCGACCAGATCGCCAAGCTGAACGGTGACATCACCCAGCAGCAACAGCAGGACGCAGGCGTGGTGGAGTACGTCTGGTCAACCTCTGGCGATAGCCGCGTTCGCCCAAGCCATGCTGCGCTGAACCATAAGCGGTTCCGCTGGGATAACCCGCCGGTGGTCGATGAAAAGACCGGGCGGCGCTGTCACCCCGGCAAAGACTACCAGTGCCGCTGCTGCGCACTGCCGGTCTTCAACATCAAAAC